ATGTCGTTACCTTCTTCTGCATCCATACGAACCTTAGCTGCCTCGAAGTCAAAGACCAACGGAGCATCTAGAATCCAATCGTCACTCATCTTATGCTTACGCTTGAACTTAAACTCGAATGAACCATTACCTAAGTCTTTAATTCGACTAGCTGTAATCTTAAAGTCATTAACTAGCTTATCTCTGGTTTCCTTAGAGATTGTAGCTGAACATGAGTACTCACCATCTGGATTGTACTTAGTATCTTTGTTAAATGAAAAGAGTTTAGGCCAGGAAATCTCAGCTTCAACTACTCCTCGTTTCTCGAATTTAGACATTTAATTAGACTCCTCTAGTAATGCCTTTGGGTTTAGGGTTGGATGTATTAGCATAGTTAATCCTCTATGTCAATAGGTTTAGTGTGTTTCTCCCCAGTTTTTTCCGATGTCTGAACTTCCTGCGAGTGGGCAGAAGAGTCCAAGTTTAGTTCCAGTTGTTTCAATCGAAACTCTTTGAATAAGTCCGACTGTTTCTGCTGTTTCTCTGTCACCTTTTACCTCAGTTTGCCATTCATCATGAGGCCATGTTACTAGCTTGTAGTCTATGCCTCGGTCATCTAGCTGCTCAGTCCATTGCAGTGCTGAGTGTTTCATCACAACTGCTTCACCATTCTGTAGCATACCAGCTAGAGTCTTATGCTGCGATGGTGTCTTAACTTTTCTTCCGTCTAATCCTATGAAGTATCCTTTCGCTGCTGCCTTAGGAATGTCCTCGTTCTTTAGCTTGGCTAGACCTGAGATAGACTGAGTGAAGTTATCTACAGCTTGACCAGCTTCTCTTGTGTTTACTCTTAGTATCTCAGCGATCTTACCTACACCTGCACCTAGAAGAAAGGCATAGATGAAAGTCTTAGCCATATCTCTAGTAACGTGACTCATGCCTAGAGCCTTACGATTAACATTGTGAATATCAGTCTCGTCCTCCTTCTTACCTGAGACAATAGCATCTACATACTCTTCTGACTTCATAAGATGAGCAAGTACTCTTAGTTGAATACCCTCAGCATCAGTTCCAACCAGAAGACAATCGTTAGGAACAGTAAAGAGAGACCTGAGCCTTCCATCGTATCTATCCTTAACTTGGTCAACAACAGATCTAGGTTCGCCATGAAACTTAGCTGGTATGTTAGCTTGGTTAGGTGAGGAGTGAGCCATACGTCCAGTCCATGCACCTATGTGTTGAAACCTACCATGTATTCTACCGTCACTGGTTCTAGCTTCGCAGCCTATCCATTCTTCTAGACTTGATCTACGTCCTTCTAGAGTTAGCCACTCAGCTAGTCCCTTAGCTCCATCAGGTGCAGTGTCAGGTAGTGTAGCTAGATTGGTTTCGTTACACATCCAACCGTATCTCTCGAACCTCTCCTTCTTCTCAGGAATATCTACACCTTCTCTTAGATAGAGGATGTGTCCCTTTGTTTTTTCTGTAGGTTGCCATCCTGCTTCCCAAAGCCTGTCAATCCTATCCTTTGGACTGCCCGGTTTAAACTCAACCCAATCGTAACAAAGAAGCTTCTCATCCTTAACCTCAGTTTTAGGATATGTACGTCTAGCTTTAAGCGTAGCAGCGACAGGCGTACCATCTTTCTTTCTCCTGTTCTTTAGTTCGTTGACTACCTCAAGTTGCGGAGGAAAGTCTACTTGAAATTTAGACTCAAGTTCAGCCATTCGAGATTGCACTTCAGATAGACAGACTTGTGCATCCTCTTTGTTGAACTCGAATCCATTCTCATGCATCCTCTGACAGAGCCATTGGATTCTATGTTCAGTATCTAACCCTGGAGATAGTAGCTCAGGTAGAAACTTTTTGTATAACCTGACAGTTATATCTACGTCATTTCTACAGTACTCTAACATCTCATGTGATAGATCTGAGAAGTCCTTGAAGTTACCTTTGTGTAGTTCAAGTCTTCTACCCCAGTACTCTAAACTGTGTCGTTCCTTTACTCCTTTGATTGGTGGATTCTCGTAGTTAAGAAACCTAGAAACTACAAGAGTATCTAAGACTTTGGATTCAGGTATGACTTGGCCTAGTAGTCTATTGATAACTGGTACGTCGAACTGAATACCATTGTGAAAGACAAAGCGATCTACACTAGCACAGTAGTCTATGAACCTTTGCTTCTCCTCAGGTATTCTATCGACGTATGTAAACTGAGCCTGCTCTCCAGTTGATACATCCTCAGCACAGATACACCAGATACAAGTAGCGTCTAGGCTATCCGTCTCGATATCCATAGCTACAACTCTAGGCATACTCAGTCCTCTTTCTGCTTTAGGTCATCCATAAGATGTATAACAACAATCTTAGTTTTTATTTTTACTAAGGCTCTTTCAGCGTAGCCTATATTTTTCTTAGCGATATCCAATTCATTCTCAAGTTCACAAACTAGATCTTTGATTTCGTCTAATGCAATGTTGATTGACATTGGTTTAGTCCTCGTCGAAAGAAGTTGGATAAGTCTCAGACAGTGTAAAGCTATCAGGATCGAAGAGCAACTGACCACCGAAACCTGTTGTACCTGCTGGTCTGTTCTTGATAACTGTTAGAGTTGTTGTGTTGCGTTCCTTGTCTGACTCAGCGAACTTATCTCTAGCCAACTTAACTACAACTGAGGCTCTCTTACCTATCATACGGCAGTCTCTTATCTGTCCTTCGTCATTCTCGTGAGCAATAGTCACAATACCTACGTTCAGTTCAGAGGCAAGCCTAGCTAGTTTAGTTGATAGCTCAGACAGAAACTGTTCGAGTGTACCATCTCCGTGTTTACTGTAGCCTAAGTCTTGGATTGGCTCAAAGAATATGTACCTACATTCACAGGCTGTAGCGAAGAACCTAATCCTGTCTAGTAGTTCCATTGGGTCATCATCTACACCCATAGTAAACTGATAGAGCATTCCGTTTTTAGTTAGCCTTGTGATGCTAGACTCTACGTCAGTCTCCATGTCATGTGCTTCGACTAGATCCTTTCGAGTTAGGTTGAGACCTAAGTCATAGGATACTAAGCCAAGCAATGATCTACGTTTGGACTCTTCGTTGTGCCAGATAGCTATAGGTACATCAGGATGGTTCTTCAGAATGTTGTATTCTAGAAACCTCATGAACTCAGTCTTGCCTATGCCTTCAGGTGCTTGAAAGATTGTGAAGTGTCCTTGCATCAGGCCCAGGATTGTATTGTCTAATGCTTCGATACCTGTAGGTAGATACTTACTGTCCTCTCCTTCGTTGTAGATCGAGAGAAACTGTTCCGTAGTATTGAATACATTCTCAGGTGTAAACTTGTTAGCATTGTACCATGCATTGCGATATTCGTAGGTAGCTCCATCCATTAGAAATTCGTTAGCATCTTTGTACTTGTCGTGAGCTACACGATAGATCTTATTAGGAAACAAAGCACAGAGTTTAGCTGCTACTGCATCGCTCTTGCCATCGCTATCGAAGCTTACGTAGATCCTCTCGAAGGAACCTAACCAGTCCTTACACTTCTCGAACATACGTTTGCTTGGTGTAGCTGAAGGAAGAGAAACTACAGGATACTTAGAGCCTAGCATTTGGTAAGCTGACATAGCATCTAGCTCACCTTCAGTTATCGTACAGGCTTTAGCACAACCAGCATTGAAGTACTGCATACCGAACAGTTCATCAGCCTTGAACCCTCGGTCAGCCTTGAAGATCTTAGGCAGTGTTCTGATCTTTCTACCACCACTAGGGTAAATATAGTATTGCTCTATGCTTTCGCCATGTGAGTTGATTGCAGTACCTACAGCATAGAAACCCATAGTGTCTTCAGTTATTCCTCGATACTCTCGATGGACTGTATGTTTTTCTATAGGAACTACATTAGTTTGAGCCATTGGGTATGATCCTTCTTCGTCTTCTTTAGAAAAGCTATTGATAGGATAAGCTACAAGATATTCATCATCGTAGGTAACTCCTTTAGCTGGGTAACCTTCACCACAACTATGGCAGTAACCTACTTGTTTCTCTTTGTTGTAGCTAAATGCATCTGTTGAACTACAATCAGGATGAGGACAGGGTATGTGACTTAGTTCTTCCATTTTGTTTCTATCCTTAGGTTATCCTTAGGTATTATCTTATATGATTAATAACTAAAGGATTATATATCCTTAGGTTATCCTTAGGTAGGGGCTGAGGTCAGCGTTTGTCAAGTTTAAAAATTGAAAAAAATCTGTGGATAACTACAAGAACTAGATCAAATCGTAGCAAAAGTAGAAGGAAAACTAGAGAATAAAGATGTTCAGATTCCATCGTTGTACTTCCTTTGGCTTAGTGCAGCTTTAAGAAAAGTTACCTTGGTATTAGCCTCAGACATAGCCTCGTCCCAAACCTTAGGATGGTAACTTTGTTGGTGCGTCATCATGTAGTCTCTGAATTGAATCCATATCTTAAGATCTCTTTCTATGTCTTTGATATCTTTGTATTCTTTAGTCACGCTGAAGTACCTCCAGTGGAACCAAAGCCACCTTCACCTCGTGCTGATCCGTAGTGTACTAACTTAGTTACCTCTTTCATCTCAGTGGCTGGTACATAATGAAATACCATCTGAGCTACTCGGTCACCAACTCTAATTCTAAAAGGAGAATCACCCAAGTTAGTCAGTACAACTTTAACTTCTCCTGCGTAGTCTGAGTCAATAATTCCTGGTGCATTCAGAACGAACACAGATTTCTTAGCTGCTAGTCCTGAT